TAGAACATTGTCGGCAACTAGCAGCAACAAGCAACCGTTGTTTATTGATCGGCCGTTATTTGATTCGGTACGAGTAACAACTCAGACTGTTGGCAGCTCTACTGCTAACACACTCTTTGTGCAAGGCGGCCAGGCTCCATCGATCCTTGTGGATATGGACGCTGCCTTGCAAGAGGATAACAACAGTGGAGGCGTCGTTGATTCGATTACCATCACACGTAATGATTTTTACCGTGGCGTTGATTACACCGTTAATACCACAACTTCTGGTGATGTCATTTCTCTGGTAAGCGGCCAGGTTGTGTTTGTGGAAAACACCGGAGTTGTTGGTACGGCGCCTGCCAGTGGTTACGGCTACTACACATACACTGGCGGTACTACACTAACGGGCGTTAATACAGCGCTTTTATACTCTGGCGGCACTGCGACCGGATTTTTGTACAACGGTGTGGCCTATGGGTATCAACCAGAAGTAACCTTTGTCTTTTATCACACGCGCAATACAACCGTACCGATTCCTGCTTCAGGTGATTACCGTGTGCTGTTTGCCAAAACAGTCCCTGCTAACAGCGGTACTGTTGACTGCTCTGACCTGATGCCGCAACTGGCTTCTCCCGTGGCGCAAGCAGGCAATACCAATGGTTTAGGACCCACGGCACCACTGCGCAATAAAGGCATCTACCTGGAGCGTGGAGACCGCATTTACGTCGGCGTGTTCCCGGATGGACCCAATGCTTCTGGTTACGTGCCAGGTGCTCACATCATTGCTCAAGGCGGTTTCTTCTGATTATGGCCAAGAAGAGTGGAAGCTCTTTTGGTAATTTTAATCAATCAGAAGTAGCTGCACCTAATGGCGTAAAGCCTATAAGCACAGAGTTTTCTCGCGGCTCCGTTCCAGATTCTCTTTACACTATTAACAGAGAGTCTGCTTGGTCCCGTTGGAGAAGGGGCTATGAGCTTGCCACTGCCTCTAGCTACAACAATGATTACAGCTATGAATTCAGTTATCAAATACCTAATGCAACAACAAGCGGAAACCCAACGCCTGTAGTATCAGGTGCTTTTGTCGGCTATCCAACAACAAGCAAAGAGCTTGGAATGCACTGGGCAATTTGGCGTTACGCAGGCTCTGTGCGCTGTGATCAACTCACGGATCCAGTAAGCTCTCAAAAACTTTTTATTGAATCAGTCACCGAAGACAGTAACTACTGGTATGTAAAATTAGCAGGAACCTGGAGCGCGACCAACCCACTTCCTCCGCCTTTTTTTATTTCAGTTTCAGGACAGCCAAACGGAACCAAACCAGCTAATACGGAAATTTTTGAAGATCGAATAATTACTGTTGATGGCGAGATTATTGATAAAGACACTATTAATCCGGAAACTCAAAAAAGATATGGCTACGTTCAGGCGGTTGTAGTGGCCATAGATCAAAACACAGGAGTGCTGACTTTTAAGAAGGCAGGTTCAGTGCAGGTCACTCCCGACTCCGTTTTCGTCACCCCTTCTCCTGTTGGTTTTACGCCTGGAAGGTATTTGATCACTGGATCTAGGTACTGTTGTACTTGCCAAGATTTTACGCGCCGGGATTATTCCTTCTTATCGGGAATGACGGCCAGCAATAACAAGCAGTTTCCTCGTACAGGATTGGCAAATATAAAACCAGGTAGGTTTGAGCTAACAAAACGTGATGGGATCCTTGACAATCGGGCAATGACACCTAGGGATCAAAACAGATCCCTTGAGGTTATCTCTCCTGATGGTTTTGGTCTTGACTATGAGGTTACAGATTCAGCCGCAACTGGCTTTAACGTAGCAAGAGACAACCCTGGGGTTTATCGAGAGTTTGGCTCGACGTATACCAGGGGTACGTCTGATATTGCGGTCGCAGGCTCTCGTTCAGAAGGCATGCCAACATACAATGATTACACATCTGTTACACAGACCACGGACAAAGACTCGATTGAGCAGATTACTATTACGGCTGTCGACGATAGTTGGACGCCTCTGCTGGATGAACTGCGTTACTGCAAACATATCTATGCCTTGAAATTTAGAGACAATGTTTTTCCTCCTGAGCCATCCGATTTTCCGGTTGGAATAGGAAGCATGGCAGCCTGGGAACAGGCCTTGGTTGCAAAATCCGAAAAAGAACAAGAGAGTTTACGTGAGTTTAGACAGACAAAAAATGCGCTTGCAAAGATGGATGTACCTCCTTACAATTGCCAATCACCAATGATTTTTCCAATGCTTCAACGTCTGTTCAACTTTGCTACAGACCGCATTGAGATTCAAAACTTTACGATGTTTGATAAAAACGGCATCCCCTATAGCCCATAAAAAAGCAGCCCTTGCGCAAGGACTGCTCCCCTCGTCCATAGTGACCGGTTCTCAGGCGGCCACAGGCATCATACCTTGTTTTGTCAGTGCTTTCCGTACTGCTGTTACATTCCATCGATAGCTATCCCTGGAACGCGTCTCAGGGAATGCGGCATAATGGGGGCCAAGCTTTAGCGTACCGTCGTCGCGGTACTTAAAGAGTGTCTTCTTGTCAATGCCCAAGAGTTCTTCGAGTTTTTGGGCAGATACCCAACCGGGGTGTTTGGCCATGAAGCTGGCAGTAGCTACTTATACACAGTACACAAAACAAATCGTATGTCAAGATTTGTCAGCATTTCTTTATCTCTTTGGTTTGTCCAGCAACTGTTTGGAGAATTTAGAATGAGTTAACGGCAATTGAAAAGCATGTTTTGCAGCCAGCACGAGCCCCTTGCCCTGCTAGTTGAATTAACACCAAAACTTGCTAAAAAACGATTCAGAGAAAGCATATACCAAACCTGGGATTATCAATGTGGTTATTGCGGTGAAAAGGCAACAAGCCTTGATCATATTATTCCACGGTTTAAATCTGGCTGCTCTAATCGGCATAACCTCATTCCCGCATGTAAGAGATGCAATGCAAATAAAGGCTCCAGTGAAATGGAAGCCTGGTACTTAAAACAAAGTTTCTTTAGTCAAGAAAACCTAGATAGAATAAAAGCTTGGATGGAGCCCGGCAGTTTTAACGTAATTGAACTCTACAGGGACAAAGAAGCGTCATGATTCGATTTGAAGTGCAGAATGGAAATCTTGTTCCCATCGAGGAACAAGGTAACTCAACACAAAACTATATTGCCAAAGAGATTGCCAATAGGCTTAATGGTGTTTCTACTGGCGTAACAGATTACAAGTCTTTAATGAAAGCCTTGGATGAGCAGTTGTCCAAAGGTAATTATTACTACAAAGATTACGTTGATGACCAAACAATTAAAGAGATTGAAGATTTTTATGTGAAAGCAGCCGGAATCAAACCTTGGGATTCAAGCAAGCAAGGCGCTGATATCACCAAGTTTGACTCAAAATTTTATTCTGGTCTGGTGCCAGATAAAGTACAAAGCTGGAAGGACGCATCAAAAAGTGTTTCTTTCGGCGGCAAAAAAATTCCTGACGTAGATATTACGCGTACGTACACAACATTAGACGATTATCTTCACTCAGACTATACTTTTGTTGGCGCGCCAAGTGGACTACCTGGTACTAAAAGAGAATTTGATACGTACACAGAAACGCTGAGAGCTCCGACAAATCAAGAACAACAAATTTTAAGAGAAACAATTTTAGGTAAAACGGCAGACAAGCCTGAGTCATTGGCCGAGTTGGCCACACAAGATTTTGTTGACAAGCAAGGTGAGCGGGCGTTTGGCGCTTTAACGACTGATGTTTTAAAACAAACACTAGACGAATATAAACGTGCAATTAAACAAGAGCAGATGGCAGACATCCTCCAGGGGATGGGGATGCCTAATGTCACTGACTTTAAGTCCGATATCAAGAATGCAATCCTTGGTGATCTTGGCGGTGGTGGTTTCCTTAGCCTAAGTAAAGACTCCAAATTTGGTAAAGGACTCTCCGAAAGCCTTGACAAGAGTCTTGGCATGGGCTCTTCTGTCTCTTATAACTGGCAGAAGTGGTTTGATGAAACCCTGGCAGAACGATACAAAAACATGAGTGAAATTGCGGATCCGAAAGATGCGCAAAAAACATATGCACTTGAACAAGAATTTGTTAATGATTTTGTCAATGATTACTTGAAGCCTCGCTTTGACACATCTAAGTCAATTACTGAATTCATCAGTTATATGGATGTAAAAGAAGATGAGCAAAACGTTCTTCAGACACAGTTGGTTTCTAGTGCTTTAAAAGACTTTGCCAATAAACAAGCACAGACGTATATCGATGGCTTACGTACAGCATCCACAACGAAAGAGTTTGATCCTAAATTTTATTGGAACCCCGAACTAATTTCTGGTACAGATGTAACTTCCAAGCAAAGCCTTTACCAACAACAGAAGGAAAATGTGCAATCAGCTTGGGATGCACGCGAATCAGACCAAGCAGTAACCGATGGTAAAACATGGAACCAATTAGCATATGAATATGGAGTTGATTTAAACAATAAGGATGATTTTGCTCGGCTGCACTATCAAGTTCTTGGGAAAAACAAAGGATATGACCCTGTTGCAGACACCTATACACGACAAGACTTAGCTGATTTTATTCAGAATGATCTAGCCAAAGCATTGGAAAGTGAGAAGGCGTCCTTTGGCAACCCAATTTTTGCTGAGTTTGTATCTGCTGAATCCAAGGCAGCAGAGCTTGTTGACAAGATGAATGTTGCTGGTTTATCTCCTGAGCTTCAAGATAGACTTAAAGGACTTGGCATGAGTACCAAGGATAATCCAGTTGACCAGATCAAAGAAGCCTTGACTCAAATTTTGAGCACTGATCCGGCGGCTGAGATGCGAGAACGTATCCGTCAGCTCAATGAACAACGCATTAAACCAACACAGAAAGAACTTGGGTACGGATATATCCAGCGTGATACAGACGAGGAAATTACACCGCCCGCTGGCGGAAGCGCACTGTTTAACGTCTTTAAGAAAGCTGGTTATGGCGGAACGGAATCAGAATTCTATACAGAGTTTTTTCCTGATGCAACAGAAGAAGATAAGAGTTTAAGTGCAGCTGATGTTGGAAAAGCTTCCACAAAAGAAGGTGCTATGAGCCTCTTGGGCTTTAGTATGCCAGATATGTCAGATCCTTTTGCAGCCATTGGGTCACTGGGTTCAATGCTTGATACAGACGACACAAGCAAAGCAGAGACTTATACACCCAAGCGTTCTACTTACTTTAAGTATTTTGAAGATGAAGAAGATGAAGGTGCGCCTTCCTATTTTAATATGGGTACAGGAAGTAGCTTTGGATCGTTGCTTGGCTCTATCTGATGTCTGATAAACGCAAGAAAGCAGCTAAGGCTGCCAAAATACATAAAGATTCGATGGAGTGTAACAAACCCCGCAAGACACCTGGCCATCCGACCAAAAGCCACGTCGTCAAGGCTTGCGAGGGGGGTGAGGAAAGGATCATTCGCTTTGGCCAACAAGGCGTGAAGGGCGCTGGCAAAAACCCAACATCAGCCAAGGATAAAGCACGGAAGAAATCCTACTACGCTCGGCATAACGCACAAGATCCAAATCCCGATAAGATGTCAGCTCGATACTGGAGCCATCGCGTAAAGTGGTAAAATTATGAAATTAGCAGGCAAGTATGCAACTGGCTATACACCAAATGTATTTCCAGATCAAAATACAATGCAGCGTTTGGCCACAGAGGTTTCTGATCCTGGGCTTAGAAGTGCACTCTTAGATTTTCAATACCCTTTTTCAACCGCAGATGTTGCGTCGTCAAATTACTCTCCTGAAGTAAAGGCGGCAATTATGCAGGCTGCACGAACGGGTTCTATCGACTAAGATAACCTTGTCTTACTCCACTGGCAATGGCAAAACCAAAGTCCACCGCACTCCAAATTGAGTCCAAGCCTAAGAAGACAAATCAAGGAGACGGCAAACACTCACGTCCTAACCACGGACGTAAGTTAAGTCGTGGTCAAGGCAAATAAAAAGTATGTATGATTGGGAGTAATAATAGTTACTCCTATGTCGGATCTTTCGCACGCAATTAACCTCATTCGTAAATACGAAGGGTTTAGCGAAAAGGCATATCCAGATCCGTGCTCAGGTGGAGAACCATACACCATCGGGTTTGGAACTCAGTTTTATCCCGATGGTTCTCCCGTCAGACAAGGCCAGTATTGCAGCCAAGAAAAAGCACTGGAATACTTATTTCATGAAGTCAATATCATCGAAGCGCAACTGTTAAAACTCAACCTCGGCCTTGATGATCACATGCGTCAAGCCTTGGTATCCTTCATTCATTCCATCGGGTGGGAACCTTTTCTTTACAGTCGTATCATCGACTGCTTAGAAGTAGAAGATTTCTCGGGTGCCACTGATGAAATTGGCAGGTGGATCTTTAACGAAGATCACAAGGTCATTGGTGGTCTCTTGGACCGCCGCAGGGAAGAAATGAATTTGTTCCTCCAAGAAGTGGATGCCAACCCCTGGGCCTCGACAGAAATCCTTCTCACTGCATTCCGCAACTACACCGCTGCTCCCCACGAGGTACGTGCTATCCGTGCCCTGGAAGAACGCGTTAGTCCTTACACCCTTTCAGAATTTGCCAATAACTTCAGGATTGACGACGATCCCTTCCCGGATTTTGAGCTGGATGACGTCGATAGTGAATTTGAACGCTACGATTAGAATAGCTGCAACGAGCAAATGCAAAGTGGAATGGAGCGTTCTGTAGAGCCACAGGAATTTGAACTGCCTCTTGAGCTGCAATTTGCAATGCGTAAAGCAGAGCTGCAGTCAGAAGAGATGACCTGGGAACAACTCCGTTTTGCTTTGCTTAATCTGTTCCATCAACGCATGATGGAATGGGAGGCAATCAAAGCAATCATGGCGTCCGAAAACATTGAAGTGGATTGGGACTATCCAACGGATCTGGAACTGGCCGAACTCGCCGCCGCCTGTGGTTATGACGACGAGGACGATGACGACGATCTTCAGCCGTTCTGAAGTGTTTCATCCAGTTGAATAAGACGATCCAGGTAGAACTGTGCCTTCTTCAGTGATTCTGTCCCGCCTTTATGGCGCTCACGCCACACGTACTTGGCGATATTACCCTTTAGATAGCCTCGGTACTCTTCTACGGTCAGCTGCGCGTCGATGGCTTCGATACATTCGATTCCGCCATCAGTGTAATGAGACGGATGATTGACGACATCTTCCTGGATCACCGGAGGCTCTTCTTTGGTGGCCCAGGGAACAGGGCATACGCCACCAGGGCACTCCATTGCGTCAACAACAGTACTTACCGGCTCAAGCCCCTCCGCTTTGCTGAAAGCATCAGTTCTTCCTCGTCCGGTTCCTCCAGCTCCAGGACCAGTGCTTTCGGTTTCGGAGAGGCTCCCATTGCTAAGCCCTCCTCCATCGATGGGATTAAACCAGTCGTTCCGGGCCGTGCCCCCTCGAGATTCAATGGATTCCTTTCTAGTCCCTGCTCGCATGCGACTAAACCACGATTGTACATGTCATACAATGGTACGTCATTTTCCTCATTGGCGAGAGGTTGACCGAAATCTTCTTCACTAAGACAACGGCACTTTAATTCATCCTGCACGAACGAATCTAAAAATCCGGCAGCGGAATGCATCACGGGTTTAATCGATTTA